CGACTCACCAGGCTGCTGGGGTTGCTGGAAATTTGATACCCCAACTGCACTCTCTCAACTTTGGTGGTAATGAAATATATTCATGGGATGCATCGGAAATTCAGATTCCGAATGACCCCGGTACGGGTGTTACCACAGGATATAATTTTCATATCCTAGGCTCTTCGAATGCGGTGTCGAAGGGCTTGATTACTGGTTATGCTGCGAGTCGTGCTCGTCCTGTTCAGCATGAACCGAATGTAGTTGATTCTAATACTACTGAGGATTGGATGCGTCAAGCGTTCGATGTGGGAGAGGATATGGAGGAGATCCGGCAGGATTTGGAGGATAATAATGACACTCCTCCATACGTGCTCGGTTACCCCGGGGGGTCGAATTCATTCTACCCAGGAGGGATGTTCCAAGGTGGTGCTGTCACCGAGTCGATTATGTTCACTCGTGCAGGCAAAGGGACTCAAACCTTTGCTGGTGGGTTCACTGCTCCTGCAGGGCTCCTTAGAGTGACTTGTGTTGGGGATGGTGCCGTTGATGGTCGGTTGACTCTCCGACTTATGCCTGGTAACTACAAGGGATTGATGGCACGACCCATGGTGGATGTGAATTGATGGGTGATATCACAGCACCTGTTGAAGAAGCGTTGTTTGCTTCTCGAGCGACGAAGGTTGCTAAGGTGATCAAAGAGAACCAGTTTGCTACTGCAGTAGGTTTGTTTGTCCTATGGCAGTTTGGTTTGTTAGGAGATGCGATATCGTATATCGGGTGTTGAATATGGCTGCGAGGAACTGGGTTAAGGGAAAGGTGCACAGCAGGATGCTGGCGAATGGACGTAAGCAGCGAGGTCGATGGCTCTATCCGAATGGAAAGAAAGCCGGTCGTAAATGGAAGAAGTCCTGATGGGAATTCCTTACTGGGCGAAAGCCGCTGGCTCCTGGGTAATTACCCATCCAGCAGAAGCAGCTGTTCTCGGATATGCTGGTTATCATGCTCCTGTTCCGACTCTTAGGATTCTAATGCTTGTTGGTAAAGAATTCATACCGGCGACTGCCAGGGTCGGTTGGGGCGTGGGGAGAATCGTAGGGAGTTCCTTCCCTCGATTTGCTGGAGCAGTGCGTTTTGGTGGTGCTGTAGCTGCAGGTGCTCTCATCGGTGCTGCTGCAGGTGTGATCATCTCAGGTATCTTTTGGGGTGATGAAGGTGCGGAAGACGCTCGTGATTTTTATATGGGACGAGTGTCTTGGGATGAATACTCTTCAACGGTCTATGCCGGATTACAGAGTATCAGTTGATTCACGGGCTTGGGGCACCCGGTTTAACTTCCAGAGCGCTCCTCCCCGTGGTCGAAAATGGACGGAGCCCTCGACCTGGGCGGGGGGTCCATTTTGGACTTCCTAAGGACAATGCCGAATGGTCCACGGTTCTTACCGTCGAATTGATTGTCCTTTCTGACGTAGTTCACGCAGTAGTTGACGGCATCCTGAGGTTTCGATTTCTTTATCGTGCCGTCTTTGTTCCTGGAGTGGTTGATGAAGCAATGTCCAAGTCTGGCTGTTGCTCCTGCGCTGTTCTTCCAGCGTAGTTCATCAAGATAGTCGTTCATCTTCCGGTATGGAAATATCTTTGGACAGAGAACGACCAGGTGCATGTGGGGATTGATGTGCGTTTGCTCATTATTGATTGGTTCTGTTGGACATTCGAAGAACCAGTATCCCCCATCCACGTAATTAACCCACCTTGGTTTCTTACGGAGGGCTCGAAGACTCGAGACCATTTCGGCCCTCGCAGTGGTGATTGCCTTCTCAACCATTTTGGTGTTGACTGTGCGGGTTCCGAGCCACCCAAAGGTGATCATTCGAATATGATGATGTCGTTCTCTATCGAATTTTAAGAGAAGGCGTCTTTGGTAGTTCTTGCCACGCTGCCAACGCTTCAATTCCCTGGCACAGGGCAGGCAGCGGTTAGGACGGCAGGACCAGGTGTTCATGGCGTCCTTGTGTCCACCGCATCGGGTATCCAGATGTAGTATCCCAGTCTCTTCGATGACGTCGAAGCAGCGGTGGTAGATGTGACAGTTGTCACACATGAATGCGGGAGCATTCTCATTATCTTGTATATTGGCCCTCATGTGGCCGTCGGGATTCCATGACGGATCCGAAGGAGGAGGGCCAACCAAGCAGGGGTCGTACGCGTACCCTTGCTTGGACTCCATGGAGGCTCGACTATTGCACTTGGTTCAAAATGTAGTCAGGTAGGTATTAGAGCCGACTTGGGATTATGACTGGATATGGCGCGCGCTAAGCAGGCAGAGATGGTGATGCATTTCACCCTGCCAACTGAAGAAGACTCTCAGAGTTTCATCGACCTCGCGCAATGCTATTCCCTGGTCAACAGATTGTTTTGTCGTCAGGGAATGCAAATTGCCATAGCAGGGATGTCCGTATCGGGCGCTCTTGATGCAGAGGTTTCTGTCGCCCGGCTTCCCGAGCATTGGCCTTGTATCAATGCCTGGGAGAAAGGATATCATATCTGGCGTGAGAGCCAGGACCAAGTTCTGGACCGAGAGCCTAGTGTTGGTGGTAGATATAGAGATTTCAAAGTATTTTTTAATACGACTCACCAGGCTGCTGGGGTTGCTGGAAATTTGATACCCCAACTGCACTCTCTCAACTTTGGTGGTAATGAAATATATTCATGGGATGCATCGGAAATTCAGATTCCGAATGACCCCGGTACGGGTGTTACCACAGGATATA